ATCGCTGCGCTTATTCAGCGACACTTTGCCGTTGATGACACCGCACGATATGCCTTCCTTCTCCAGCCTAGCCCGTAATATCTCGATGGTGTGCGTGAACGGCACAAAGACCAGCACCTTGTTGCTAGCTTCTTCTATAACCTCGAGTACGACGTTAACACGGTTAGACACGTCGAACTCCAGCACTTCGCCAGTATCCGTATAGACCGCGCCTCCGCTTATCTGCAGCAGCTTGTTTATCTGCGTAGCCGCGTTGACTGCGCTGACTTCTTCACCCCCTGTCTCAATCAGCATCTGGTCCTTGAGCATTTTGTAGTACTTGCTCTGCTGCGTCGTTAGCGGTGCGTCACGCGACACATGCGTCACTTCTGGTAGGTCGAGACAGTCCTTCTTCTCAAACCGGATGGCTGGCTGCAGTATGTTATGTACATACTCAGCGGCGTGTGGTTTTGGTGCCCACTTGAAGTGCGTTACCTTGTGCATGACTGCTGCACGGAACTCGGTAAAATATTTAGGGCAACCCTCTGGGTTAACCAGCTTGGCTAGACCGTAAGCGTCTATAGGCGACTGGGCGGCAGGTGTACCTGTCATCATCCAAAGCCGTGGGTCTGTAGCACTGACAATCTGACTGAAAATCTTCCAGCGGTTGGTCTGCACGTTCTTATATGCGTTTGCCTCATCCACTACGATAAGGTCGAAGCCACCTGCAATTATCTCGTCCTTGACGATAGCCAGTCCGTCGAAGTTGATAATGACGAACTCTGCCCCTGCTGCGATAATCTTCTTGCGCTGCGGCGCTGCGCCGTGTGCGACACTACATGAGCGGTGCATAGCGAAGGTAAACAAGTCACGCTGCCAAGCCGACTTCATAATCGACAACGGGCATAGCACCAGTACGCGCTTAATCTTGCCCTTCTTCATCAGGTAGTCAGCCGTCCATATGACGCTGGCCGTCTTGCCTGTGCCCTGCTCGTTGAAGCAGAAGGCACGTTTGCGGATTGACAAGAACGAAGCTGTCTCTTTCTGGTGGTCGAACGGCGCGTATTTACCCGTCCACTTGTAGTCACGGAGCATAGGAGACGGCACACCGTCATAGCCGAGCTTAGCTAGCTGCGTAGTCTCGTGTAGCCCCCAATGGACAGCCACGGCTCCGCCTTCAACTACGGCACTCTTTGTGATGTAATCAGGTATAGTATGTGCGTTCGGCGCTGTAACTAGCAGCGCCTTGTTATCGATTATCTGCACGATTGCTCCTTCGTGGTTACTTCTTACGTTCCCGTTTGCTGCGCTCCGACACGAGGTTACCCTTCTTATCACGGAGGAACGACCGGTTAGCGGTCTTGCTTTCTACGCGCAACCCTGTCTTGTTGCTACCGCCCTTGTCAAATGCTTTTACATGGGCAACGTCTTTGCCATCACCCTTCTTGACCTTACCGGCCTTCATCATCTTGGCACGGGCGGCGTTACGCGCTGCGCGGTTCTTCTTCTGCTCCGCTGTGCCTTGGTACTTATCGTACTCCGCCCTGTAATCCCGTGCCATGGTGTGTCCTTAGTATTTGTTCATCTGGTGCGTTATAACGCTTTTAACCGCCTGTTGGAAGAGATGGTTGCTTGGGTTTAAGTTTCGCATCGTGACCTCCGACATGTAATACCCGTTCAATGGCCCCATAAAACTTGGGTCTTCCAGCGCCTCTTTCAGATGCTTACGTACCAATTCCCGCACGTTGTCCGATAGCTGTAGCTCCAACTCGGCTTGGGTCTTTCCATCTACTACGTCCATCAATACCTCCTCGGCTTCCAATGCTCACAACTCTTAACAGGGCACCAGCCGCACAGTGGGCTGGTCTTTGCGTTCCAGACGCCATTCCGCATGCTGTCCTCAAGCTGTTCTAGCTGATTATCAAACACAGATAGGTACGTATTCAAGTTCTCACGTACGTGGGTCTTCTTCGGAAACTCGTTGGACACCACATACGCCAGCCCAGACTTAACCTTGGTTATCTCTGGGTAATGCACGAACACTGCGCCAGCCATCAGGTCTAGCTGCTTCATGTCCGCATACTTGGCGTTCTTGCCTGTCTTATAGTCTACCATGTGGGCAGTTGTGCCGTTTGTGATTAACAAATCGACGATGCCGCGCCACCATACGTCCTTGTCGAAGAAGCCGCATGGCTCGTAGCCAGTATCCGTCTTCCTGACGCCAAGCTTTAGCTCGGTGTGTTTCTCGCCAGCAACCTTAGCCAGCACTTCCACCACAGGCCGCATAATGCTGAACTTCTCGGGGATGGGTGTGCCGTCCTTAATAAACAACTCGGCTGCTTCGTGCGCGTTGGTCCCATAGATAGCGGCTTCGCCGGGGTCGTCCTTTACGTCCTTAATCACCTTGAGGTGAAAGTACTTCTTCGGACACTGGTCGAAGGTCTTGATGCTACTATAGGACCACGCTGTCATGTTATCTAATTTTCCCTTGGAGACGGTCAGCCACTAACGTAGCATATCCGGCAATGTCTAGCCAGCTATCAGTGTGGTCGGGATTACCGTTTACGATACGCGCAATCTTACTCGCTATCATGTCGAGTGCTTCAACTTGGTCGGCGTCTAGCACTTTGTGGCTATCGGTGAGGGCGTTGTGGATTAGTGCCTTAAACTCCTGTGCAACCTCCGCTACGCCTTTGAAGCTACCGTAAGTGGAAGCACGTTCGTTGAGGATTGTGTCTACCTCTTGGGCGGACTTGGCCCCTTCGACTACGATGAACTCACCCGCCTTGGCCTTGACTTCGGTCAGCACATCTTTTGCTGCGGCTTCCAAATCCTTCTTCAACTTCCATGCGTAATTGTAGCTTACAGCTACACGTTCGGTAATTTCTCTGGGTGAATAACCCTTCTTCAACAGTTTTATGATTGTCGTTGCTTTATCTGTCTTACTCATTTCAAATTTCCTCCGCTCTTTAGAATGTCACCACCAAACACATACGTGCCTACATGGTGTAGTTTAATGAATGGGTGGGCGTGTATCTTGCCCCCGTGCTTGCGCCACAACTCACAGAAGTGATAATCTTCGCTTAGCAGTGCACCGCTATCGTCGATGCTGGTGGCAAAGAACTCATGGGTCAGCGGCTTGGCATACTCGCCTGTCACTGGGTCTTGGAACGACGATGTACGGTAAGTCGGCACGTGTGGTATCAACTGCTCAAATACCCCCCGCTTGATTAGCATGAAGCCTGTACCGCCATGGCGGACCTCGATGCAGCCTGTCTCGTCTGTATGTACGTCACCAGCACCTACCATGTTAAACACGAATGCTCCGGCATGGTCCGCAAGGTCCGTCTTACCTTCAAGGGCAGCGCGGTTGACGCTGTCCCAGTTCACTTCTTTCTTAGGGTAGATACCGCATGCGATATCCTTGTCAGCCAATAGCAAGTGCGCGATGGCCTCACTGTCGAACCCGATGTCAGCGTCGATGAACATGAGGTAGTCATGGTCACTCTCAAGGAACACCCGTGCCAAGTCATTACGTGCCCGTGTGATAAGGCTCTCGTTCATAATCTGGCACCACGCTACGTTGACGCCAATCTCACGCATCTTGTTCATGGTCATCAACAAGCCTTGCACGTAGTGTCCTGTGCACATGCCCCCATACATGGGGGTGGCAATCATAATGCTTGGGCGTTTAGCTTCTTCAGTCATTTAGTTTCTCCTAGTAGCTTAACTACGGCTCGAAGTGCGGATGTGTGGTCCATCATGCCGTTAAGCACATCTTCTACACGTGTAGTCCTGCCATCCTCTTCTAGCTGAGCAGCTAGCAAGCGCCGTGCCCTAAGCACTATGGGGTCTACGTCGAGGTCTGGATAGCGAAGTAGTGCCGCGTGTTTCCATTCCTGAAGTGTCTTAACTTCAGCTTCCAGCGTTTTGATAAGCGCGTTAAGTAACTCACCCTGTGGCTTAGCCTGTGGTTTCGCCTGCGATTTGTTGCATACTTCCTTCGGCTGCTTTGCGGAGTACGCACGATGTGTCGTGGTCCGGCCAGACGGGCCAGTCTCGCGCTTTTTGCCTGTTATAAACACTACGTCCTTACCCATCATTGAGCTGATAGCATGTGATATATGGTCTATATCTAAATGCGGCATGAGGTCGTGGAGGTCTTTAGTCGTGCTGTTTGGGTGAAGCTTCAGCATATCTAAGACTTCTCTCTTCCGAGTGTGTGGACGAATGATGTGTATATTACTCATGGTACTTACTCCTTCTTTGGTTGTTACTTGGATTTATTTCCTGTGAAACGGCCACGCTCATCGCGGTCCGTTAGTTTAAGTAGTTCAGCGTTGAGTCGCTCGTTCTCGCGCTTGAGGGTCATGGTGTACCCGTTCGCACTGCCCTTACCTAGCTTGTAGCTAAAGTAGACCAGCACGAACACGCTTACTGCTACTACGATTTCCATATCTACTCTCCTCTGTTAATTGATATTACACCACCTAACTGCGTACTTGGCGCTATCGTACCAACCCCGACTAAATTATTAGAGTCGATGCGCAGCTGCTGCTGCTTCATATGCTGCACTGACGCTGCGAGGTTACGCTCGTACTCATGCTCTTCCGCTTCCTTGCGGCGGCGCTCGTCACCGTTAAGCAACTCATCCATCACCCGTTCGTGGGTTTCGGCCAGCCGGATTTCCCGCAAACCTGTGGCAAGTGCAGCTTTGTCCGCCTCGTTTCCATAGGCATTTATGCTGTTCACATGGTCATACCAACGGTCGTGGAACGGTGCGTCTGCGACCCTAAACTCTTCGGGATGACTCTCCATCCGCTTGAGTAGCAGTGTTACTACCTCGTGTGGTTCGCTCATGGTTTCGCTCCTACTTTATATAGCGTGTATGCGCTGTCGTTGTAGTTATCAGGCTCCAGTTGTGCCCACCCCTTCTCGTCACCATCCCAGCCGTTGAAAGTAAGGTCGTTCTTGAACACGAACTCTACTCCCAACATAGCGTCGCGGATTTCACCCGATACATGCCTCCACTGATTGTTTACGCTGGGGTTGAGCACTGTGCGTAGTTTGCGGTCACACTTTGCATTTACCTGACGCACCCGCTCTCGGGTTACACCAAAGTTTTTAGCCACCTGCTCTAAGCTCGTGCCTCCTGCTTTATACTCCCGCCACATGGCCCACTTCCGTTGCTCTGGGTTGTTTTTGAACTCCTCATTCCGCTTATGCCAAACTGCATTATGCTCATATCGTGCACGAGTTTCCGTTTCGGCGCGCTCTACAGCCGCTTTCCTACGTGCATTAAACTCTTGAAGGGGGGTTTGGGTCTGCCACCAAAGTGGGCAATCCTCTTCATCATCCTCCATAGCTTGCTCCTATCTTGCTTTCACAGTTCAATGGTAGCGTCGGTGCCCACTTGGGTCGCATGCGCATGCATGCCTCGACAAACGCACGGGCCTTGTCGGCCTCTTCTATGGGTACAATGACACCCACAGCGTCATGCACAGTCATCACTACGCGATACTTACGTGCGACCATCAGCATCTGTTCGCCTATGATGATACGGGCCAGTGCTTGGCACACATTCTCTACGAGCTTACCCCCGTACATATACGTAGGTAGCGTAGCCCGACCCTTCTTGACATCGTAGACATACTGGTCACGGCCATTACTCGGGCTGCGCTCCTTGCGTAGATTATCATACCGCAAGTACATACCGTTAGGCAGACGCACACCAAACATATCAACCAGCACAGCTTCATGCTTACCTAGAGGTGCGGTGCGAGTGGACATAAGCGCGTCGAGAGCCTTGTCCCCCTCCGCCCACAAGAGCGGTATGCGCTCAAACTGGTCCCTGTACTTATATACGATGCTGGCACACTCTGACGACGACAGTGACACGCCCAAGGTCTCCAGCTGCACCTTAAACTTAGCCGCGCCCATGCCGTAGCCAGCGCCGAGGATGGTCATCTTACCTATGAAGCGTTCGGGATGCTCGTTTATCTCACTCACCGGCTTGCCGTATATCTCCGACGCCATTATTTTATATGGGTCGTACTGCATGTCCTCCTTCTTTACACCCGCTGCGACTTCTGCATTGTTCTTATCAAAGAACTCTACCAAGTCTTCCTGCCCCGCTAGCCACGCCAAGGTCCGCGCTTCGATTTGTGACGAGTCACAGTCGATAAACACATAGCCTTCCGGTGCTAGCATGGACTTCTTTAGCGGTGACTTGCGCGGTAAGTTCTGGAGGTTCACCTTGTCGTCGCCACCCCACCTGCCTGTGTGGGCTGCGTAGTAACGTAGTGGGACTGGTAATGTCCCCCGGTCGGCAATGTTGATAAACCTCTCGGTCCGCGTTTCTTCAAGTGTAGACTTCACACCCAGTCGCGCAGCCACTACCGCTTGCACTCGCGGGTCGGGATGGTCCAGCAGTGCCTTGAACCCCTCGTCACTCTTGGCGAAGGCGAATGCTTCCTTGCCTGTCTTGGCGCTCACCTTCACAGGCGGGACTACACCTAGCGTCTTTAATAACTCGGCCAGCTTGGGGTTGGACATCAGTGCGTCTTTATCTGCCACGACAGCATCCATGAGCGCAGCCTTTTTGGCTTGCACGTTATCCAAATGCGACGACAGCGCACTCTTATCCAGCTTAAGCACAGGCTCGCTGAACATTCTGATAGTAAGGTCAATCAACCGCAGCTCGGACACAGGCACGAGCGGGGCCAGAGCCTCGAACAACTTCTGCGTCAGCTCTACGTCGTTAATGCAGTAGTCGCCGTACCGTTCCAGCTCTTCGTCAGTGAAGTCCAGACGCCGCTTACCCAGCGCGTTGATAACCTCTGTGCCCTTCTCGCCCAGACCATAACGCTCGACAGCTTTAGCTAGGCTGTTACCAGCATGCGGCCCATCAATAGCACGAAGCATAGACAAAGTATCAGCAATGCGCTTGGGGCGGATGTCATAACACCAGTTAAGGATTGCCATGTCGAACATGGCGTTATGTGCTACAGCTACGCTGTTAGCCCAGTCCCACTTATCCAGCCACCGCTTAGTCTGCGCCTTGCTGCCACTGAACCACTCGGTCGGCTCATTGTTACGCTTGACTGCAACGCCGATGGTCTCAAACTGTGGGTCACGGATATACTCCTCCGTCGTCATCTTAGACAGGCTAAACTTCTGGCTGTAGAACGTCTCGAAGTCGATGTTCAGAATGTCCATCACTTAATCCCGCTATCGAGTGCTTCGTTGACACGGCCAATGTTCACGTTGAACACGTTGGCTATCTCCTGTTGGGTAGCGTCGGGATGTGCGTAGAAATACTCTACTATATCCAGTGCCAGCTTAGGTGTAAGTGGCTGTGACACAGCCGCCCTCCTGCCGTTCTTGGCGACCTTCTTCTTGTATATGGTCAGGCCCATCTTGTGCAGGTTGCTTAGTATGCACCGCGCCTCTGCTGGCCCTACACGCGCTGCGCGCATAAGTGCTTTCACGGGTTCGTCGTTGTCGTTCATCATCTTACCCTTGTTACGCGCATAGTGTCGCCCTCGGAGCGGGTTATGTAGTAGCGGTCTGACCGCATGTTTTGGTTATGTGCAGCGCGGCGGATTAGGCTTCTGGAATGAATAGTGGGTGTGTCGAACACGCGCACCTCACCTACCGCCATGCTATTGAGGCCGTGCTTAGACTTGCGTGTATCAGAACCGAATGTCATCTATACTCCAATCATAAATGTCCCAGCCGAAGTTATCCTGCAGGAATTGGCGCAGGGTCATTTGCTTTGTTCCAGTGCTGTGAGTGCGCGAATGTGGTCAAAGACTTCGCTATAAGGCTCACCATCCAACCAAAGTTTTTTAGCCAACGCAGCACATTCCTCAATAGCCGCCGCCCGCGCCATCTCGAGCGCATCGGTCTGTGTGTTCTGCTCAGCTCTGCCGTGCTTAACGCCTAACAAGTAGGCGATAGTCAGTGCGTCTTCGCTGTCTTTGTCATTGGTCATTTGCCCTGCCCCTTCTCCAGAAGCCGCTTCTCAAAAAACTTATTGAGCGCCGCTAGTAGCTCGGCTGAACCTTCCTTGGCGTTGGCGTTCCACCTACGCTCGGAGTCACTGTTCATCCCAGTCGGTGCACTTTTCTGGCTAACGAATATCGCTTGCGCTACCCTAGCTTTGTGGGTGCCCACCTCCTTGCGTAGTTGATTGACGCGCTTCACATCCACACCGAAGTAGGACGCGATATATTTGTCGTCAGTTATATACCCAATGGCACGGATAATATCTTGGTCGGTCTGGCCTCGGCCTTTAATCTTTGTCATTGTCTCGCTCCTTCAACTTGTGCACCAGCCCACGCACCATGTCCCAATTCTCATCGTTGGCTACCACAGCTACGCCGTTACACCTGCGTATGGCTTCAATCTCACGCACTTGTAGGGCGGTCGGCTTGTTAGTCCCTGCCTTGACTTCGATGGCCAAGAAGTAGCCGTTCACACAGCATATTATGTCGGGGACACCGCTACGGCCAAAGCCATGGGTGGCGGGGAAGAAGTAGTACACTCCTTCCTCCTTCAACACCTTGACGATTTTTTCTTTGACTCTCTTCTCTGGCGTTGACGCCATGTTGTTTGCTCCTTCTTATGAGTGTTTATCCCTCTCGGGGCTATACGTCAACACGCTTATCTAAAATATAGAAAGTATCTTCGTCGGTGCGCACACCAACCCCCTCGATTATTGTATTGACGTCAGTCATCTTGAGCAGGGCAAGCGATGTTTTCATGTGGTCAGACAATGCATCTAAGCTAGTGGACTGTGCAGGTTCATCGCTACGCTTGGTGACAATATCTCTCGGACGCTCAATCAGCACTATGTGAGGTCCACTACCAATCTCTGATGCCACACGCGCATTGTCTGCTAGGGTACGGTACGCTGCCTTGGCTTGCATAACACTGGGTTTGTCTGAAGCCGCTTCGAACTCTGCCCACCTGTCGCCTGATGTTAAGTATGCCAGCATCGAGTCACGTATCAGGTCAACGTTGTTCATGTGCGCTCGCTTATCTCTGTAGGTGGCTTGCTGCGCAGCGTTGTGGGCCTTCTTGTACTTCTCGATAGCAAGCTCGTCTATCGTGAGCGGGTAGAACTCCTTCAAGACTTCGGCTATGATAACCTTGAGGTGCTTACTCTTCTTGCGCATGCCCACCTGACGCTTCGCGTTTATGCGGTGGTTACCCGCTGCGTACACGTTCTCGTCCCTGTGATACTCACGCTCTATATTGCCCAGCTTGTCGCCGTTGTCATAGACGTTGAAGCTATCGTGCAGCACGTTGTATGAATACTCGCCAACCCCTCTGCTACCAAAGCCAGTGGCCTCGAACTCCCAGTGCGGACGCTTAAGCTGCAGCGCCTCGATTAAAGGGACCATGAACGGGTGCACTATGGACTCCTTGGCACGGGCCTCGGTGAGTGAGTCTGCGCCTTCGGTGTAAGTCAAATACGTGTTGTGCACGTTTAGTGGGTGCTTTACCTTGTTTACGTTAGTCATTGTAATCCTCCTTCTTACCAATCAAATTGTCCTAGTACCGAGTCCACATGCGCTTTGAGGTCGCTACGCGCTAACTCGTCCTTGCGGATATCATCTACGTCTACACCGCGAATGGCCTTCTCCAGTGCTAACCTAGCTGACTCCAACTCTGGGTCTTTAGTTATGTTGAGGTGCGACAATAGCTGGCACATCTCCTGCGCGTTGGTTACGAACGTAGACCGGAACTGCTTGGTCTCTTCGCCTTGTGGTTCGGTCAACTTCTCGCTCATGGTCAGCAGTGTCGAGTGCAGTTTGTTCCATGTGGTCTTCATCGCGTCACCCACACGGTCTGTGTATGCCTCTTCGTACTGGTTGCGTAGGTGGGCCAGCTCATCGCTGGCTACGTCGATACGGAAGTCACCCACCTCTGGCACAGGGCTGAACACCATGCGGAACGCGAACTTGGACGCCACATCATCTGCGCTTGGGTAGTCGCCTACATTGAATAGGTCACCAAGGTTGAACCTCGCAGCCTCAACCAGCGTAGGATACTCAGCTACGAACTTAGTCACCTTCGAGTTGAAGTAAGCAGCGCGCGCATCTGCCTCGCGCTTATACTCTAGAAACATAGATGTAGGCAGCAGCCTCACACCCTTGTCGGACCAAGGCAGTGTGCGTCCGTTGTGCCACGTGCGACACAGCGCAGCGTAGTCAGCTATGTCCTTACGCAAGCTAGTGCCAGCCATAAGGTTCTTCCTGAACTTACCAGCGTCAGCCACAGCATGTGCGTCTAGCGTTGCCTTGTCCGTTGCTTTCCGGTCGATGATTGCCGCTGTCCATACGGAGATGTTCATCTCCACTAACATTGCTGAACTTGATATACTCATTCCCATACTCCTTCTTTATTTATTGATACCTTCATGTATGCGTCTAGCTCGTCTCTGGCCCTCACGTAGGCCAAGTGGGTCTTGGCGTGGCGGCACTTGCTGCGTTT